GTTCCCGCAAAATCAGCATCATCTCCAAGAGAAGCGGCTAATTCGTTGAGAGTATCTAACGTGCCAGGAGCGGAGTCGATAAGATTATTAATAGCTATATCGACTTTCGCTTCTATTACGCCTGCGGCGATACTATCCGCTTGAATTCTAGTAAGTGCCATTCTTATTCTCCTAGTACTGGTTTAGTAGCTGGGAAGTCTGAAGTTGACGGCCAGTCTCTTAACAATACTCTATAAGCCATATAATCACTATGCTGTGGGTGATCTGACAGAGGGACTATGTAGTCAGTTCTAGTCAGCTCACCGTCACGCCAGCTACGAGCAGTTTCTTCTGCTGTAGGCTCTACAGGTGTAGGTGCTACAAACTCTTCATAGTAATCAGAAAGCGATTGTACAAAAGCCTCATCAGCTAAAATGCAAGGGTTAGTGATGTTTCCATCGGCGTCTTTAATTATCCATTTATTGCTCATAGTATTCTCCTTATCCTATCGCCGTGTACATAACAATGATTAAACCGTCGCCACCAGCACCAGCAGAAACCGCATCCGTTGTCCACGCGCTGTACACCATACAAGAACCTCCACCGCCTCCTATACCTCCATCACCTGCTATAGCCATAGCGGCATTATAGCTGTTGTATGCCGCGCCCCCTCCAGCTAAAAATCCTCCGTTTGAATTCACACTAAGAGAATATCCTGTGGTTCTTACATTAAGGAAATGACCTCCTGTTCCCCCTCCCCTAAGGTCGCCATTAGTATTATCAAACTGAGGGCTTTGAACATCAGAGTGACCTCCATGATAGATGTTATTTACATTACTTTGTCCACCGAAAGCTGAATCCCCAGCATTTCCTGTACCTAAAACACCAACAGCGCCCCCACCCTGCATACTCGCATTGCCGGAAGTACTAGTGCCTCCCGCGCCCCCAGTATTGTTAATATCGCCACCTGAAGCCGTGCCGCCCGCTCCGAGACCCGCAGTATCGCCTGACGTTCCACCACCACCGCCGTTCGCTACTAAACTTGATGACCCGTCAGAGGCTGTTGTGTTGCCTCCAGCGTTTCCGTTGGTATTCTGCCCAACAGCCGCAGCACCAGCGCCAACCACCATTGTCCAATTAGTACCTGTTGACAAAGTAACGACCTTTCGGCTATACCCGCCAGCTCCACCACCACCGGGGTCTTGACCTCCGCTACCTGTCGTGCATGCAGCCCCACCGCCTCCAGCGCCTATGCAGTGGATAACTGCAGTACCGTCAAACGGAGGAGTCCATGTTGTTGATTTGGTAATGGGGATTGTGAATAAAGTTCCACCACCGCCACCACCTGCTGAAATTAATGTTGAAATTGCTGTCATAGTATTACCCACCCCCTTGATGCGTTAGTGTAGCAAAGGGTTACACCCAAGTTGGCTACGTCTATTATTAAGTCAGAAGCGAGAGATGCGATATTTTCGCTATTCCGAGCAACTGTAGTATCTGTGAAATTGCCCACAGTTACGGACACTTTCTGCCCAGCCGTTGGGCTAGCAGGAAGAGTAAGTGTTTGTGTGGCGGTATCTATAAAATAGTGATTATTTGCCACTGCTGTAGCTGAACTGCTGATTACGGTAGTAGGTATACCCACTGCGAGAGTAGGAGTAATCTTATCGGAAGTAACAGCGCTATCTGCGATCTTTAGAGTTGTAACATTACTGTCTGCGATCTTTAGAGTTGTAACAGAGCCATCGCCTAGCCGTGCGTTAGTAACAGTAGGGGCTGACGAGGCCTTTACGACCCCATCCGCTCCCATCATGTCACCCATATGTCTTGCTTTTGATTTTGACATTTTAGTTTCCGATTAGCTTGCTATTGAAAGCCTTGTATTAGTCTGTAGGCATTGTTGGCTGAGTAGCTGGAAAATCTTCGGTAGAAGGCCAGTCTCTCAACAGTACTCTATATGCTAGAATATTAGTTCTGTTTGGCCAGTCAAGTGTGTTAGCCCATTTATCTGTCGCATCCAACTCCCCATTGCGCCATCTACGCCCAACTTCTTCTGCTGTAAGTTCTGCGGGTGTAGGGTCTACCCAAAGCTCGTAATGCTCAAAGTTAGCCTCAACAAACTCAGCATCAGCCATAATGGTATTTGTAATGTTGCCATCAGCATCTTTAATATTGTATTTCATTTAATTCTCCTTTATGGGATGTATTGTATTACTACAATACCTTGACCACCTTCACCGCCTAAAGATGACGATATGTGGCCCCTGTTTTCTGCCGCACCGCCACCGCCACCAATGCCACCAGCACCGCCTTGCACTAGCATCTCAGAGCCTGTATTAAATAAAACACCGCCACCGCCTGATAAGGGGCCGCCATTGACAGCGTCATAAGGTACTGTGCTGTTCGTTCTTCTAATACAACGCCCAGCTATACCACCCGCTATTTGTCCCATTGTCGATGACCAGAAGTCTCCAACAATGTCACATTGCCCCGCTAGAGGTCTGTCTAAATTGCCAATAGTACCTGCCTGCCCTGTACCTGTGAGACCGACTGCGCCACCGCCAGCACCACCGTTATAATTAACAACTGCGGCTCCTGCGCCACCTGTGTTATTAACGTCACCGTTTGAGGCTGCCCCACCGGTTCCTGCGCCACCACTGCCGCCAGCTTTTGCGCCCCCTGTACCTCCATTAGCCGTAAGGGTGCTTGATAGTCCTGTACCAGCAACAGTGGAGTTTCCTCCATTCCCTCCATTGCCGTTGTAGGATGGAGCTTGGTTAGCCCCACCAATTCCAGCGGCGCCGACAACAACTGTAAAAGAGCCTGAAGTAGTGACTGCTAAAGTATTCTTTTTGCAATAGCCACCAGCACCACCACTAGCGCAGTCATTCGTCCAGCCAGCACCACCGCCCCCTCCACCAATAACGTGAATGCAGATATTGCCGTCTTGAGGCGGAACCCATGTTTGGGACTTACTTAAAAAGATTGTGGGGTATGAAGCTGACCCGCCACTGCCACCTATATAGTCTGTAAAATTACTCATGATATTACCCATCCTCTTGTAGAATCTATGTATATGAATTGAATTGAAAGGTAAGCAGTATCCAGTGTCATATCAGTACCACTGCCCATAATATTTGAGCTATTGCGACCAATGATTGTGTTGACAAAGTTGCCTACCGTCACCATAACTCGCTGGCCTATTGTTGGGCCTGTAGGGAGCGTAATCGTCTGCCCTGCTGCGCTCACATAAACGTGTGTGTTTACTGTTGCTGTTAGTGACGTAGCTGTCACGACAGACTCTATTCCTACCGCCACCTTATCTCCAGTTTGTAAAGCAGAGTCAGCAGTTGTGCCTTGTGCCGCTGTAGCGTAGTCTGATGAAGCAAATGCTTTTACTTGAGCAAGGTTAGTAACCTCACTGTCCATTAAGGCTCCAGAACTCGTCACGTTAGCAGTATCTGTTACGTCTGCATTAGCCTCTATGCCGTCAAGTTTGGTGCCGTCAGTAGCAACATCACGCCCATCAACGGTTGAGTTTGTGGCAATAGTACCTGAGACTGTAAGGTCTCCAGTAAAGGTACCGTTTACAGCACTTACATCTCCAGAGAGAGTTATTGCTGTGGTATCTGCATAAGAAAGTTCTCGCGAGCCAATTGCTACTTCGATAGCGGCAGAGGTTGCGGGGGCTTCGCTGAATGTTAAAGTAGTGCCTGAGATAGAGTATCCAGTTTTATTCTGGTACACACCATCTACGAATATTTGGGTATTACCTTCTACGCCAGGATCAGTAGACATAGTAAAGGCAGTAGTTGTATTATCTCCGGTGAAAGAGTCAATGATAATATCGCCAGTACCTAAAACCTTGCTAAAGGCTGCGATTTGAATTACATCACTGAGAGAAGCTCCAACAGTGAGAGTAACAGTGTTACCAGAGGTAGTATAGTCAACAGCGGGATCTAGTAATATACCGTTGAAGAATACCTGAATATAACCTGTTAGAAAAGAGAGGGTATTTGAATTATCATCTGAGCCAGTAAAAGCCGTTTGTCCCGCTGTTGCTGTATATAGATATTCTGTCCATACACCGCCTGCAGGGGCATCTCCGCCTGTACCAAGTTCGACTATAGAGTCAGAACCGTCATTCTTTTTGATGTACATCTTACCATCATACGTATTGATTGCTACTTCACCAAGCTCTAGTGAGCTTGTTGTGGGGATTGCCCCTTGTGTAGCCGAACGTTTTAACTTAATTGTTTGAGCCATGTGGCCTCCTATAAATTGCGTATATACGCTGGAGTTTATGTTTAAGAAGTCCCGCCTACTGTTTTACCAGTAGACGGGTTATTTCACTTATATTATCTTAGAAGGTTCCGCCATCAATAGAAGCAAACTCAGGAACACCAGAAGCATTGACAACCATTACCTGCCCTTGAGTACCTGTAGGAACGGATGAGAGTGCATTAGTACCATTACCTAATAATACTCTATTCGCGATAAAGGAGCTTACACCAGTACCACCATCGGCAACTGTAAGATCTGTAATACCAGTAATAGTACCGCCTGTGATAGCAACATTAGCACTTTCAAGATCAGCTACCAGAGTTGCTACAGCATGACCAGAACCACCGACATTAACAGTGGTAGTAGGAGCAACAGAGGACTCATCATATAACTTCCACTTTCCAGAATCATCAGCGTCACGGAATAAACCAGCATATTTCTGAGCGCCGTCATTATACGTTCCGAATAGACCGACATCTACTAAGTTAGCGGTGTTACCTGTACCTAGAGAGATCAGAGGATCTTCAACATTCAAGTTAGTAGTATTAATAGTAGTAGTTGTACCACTAACAGTGAGATCACCAGAGACGATTACATCGTTAAAGGTTACGTTGTCTGATGTTCCGACAGCCTGACCAATTGCTACTGAACCGGAAGTAATAGTTACGCCTGTACCGTTACTGAACGCGGCACGATAGTCAGAAGCACCAGGTCCTGAATATGCTATAACACCAGTACCTGCAGTATATGTTACGGAACCATCACCAGTGCTAGTATGCGAGAGAGTATTTCTTACATCAGTTGAGAAAGAACCTATCTGGCTTGTAGTAATAGAAATAGGAGTATTTGTAGCACCTGTGATTCTTCCATCGGCTCCTACTGTAATTGCTGGAACACTAGACGCAGAACCATAAAGAGCAGCAGTAACACCACTTGCAGGAATAGTTAAAGTACCTGCAGTATTGGTGATACTAGAACTACCAGAAATAGCGCCTTGTGCAAGAGTAATGATATCCGCATCGCTCTTACCATTGAAAGTAACAGAACCGCCAGTACTAGTATCGGTAGTAATATTAGTACCACCAATCAAGTTTAGAGTGTTACCTGTAGTAAAGGTAAAGGTAGTTGGGCTACCTGCACCATCGGATACAGTAAAGCTTCCACTTGGGATAGATGCCCAAGAAGTTTGACCAGAACCATCTGTAGTCAAGAATTGACTAGCACTTCCGTCAGCTTGTGGCCACTTAACACCATCAAGTATAAGATCACCAGTACCATTTGGAGTAATAGTAAGATCACCATTAGTATCTGTAGAAACAATAGCATTACCATTTAGTTGTAAGTTATCAACTAGTAGGTCATCGATCTTTTTGTTTGAGTCAACAATAATTGCACTACTTGCAGTCAGAGTTCCAGCAGTGTGATCGAGCATATCTGTAAAGTATGCACCACCAATTACAATGTGACCACTGGTACCGTCTGGGTGTCCAATATATAGACGATTGCCACTAGCGTGACTTGAATATGCCAGTTCACCCGCAGAGAGTGCTCCAGCGGAGCCGATCGTTGGGGGAGCGGCGGTTATATTACTTCTTTTAATTAATAATGTTTGAGCCATGTTTTAGTTTCTCTTTTGACCTTAGAAGGTCCCTGCGTCCTGAGTGTCAGAATCTAGACCAGGCGTTCCTAACATAATAGGAACCCACTGAAAGACACCAACACTAGTCTCGCGATACACTTTAAATTGTTCAGTACTAGTATCGTACCAAGTATCACCCTCATTCACATTAGAACCAGTGGGCGTGGAAGCGGTTCTAAAGTTTTGGTCAGCTAATTGCTCTAAAGCTTGCTGAACATTTGTGGCTGTAATTGTACCATAAGGAGTAAAAGCTGTTGTGGTACCTGTACCACCACCCCCAGCCGAAATATTCCCTATTCTAGTATCTACTTGCTGCAAAGCTGTTTGAACATTTACAGCAGTTATATTACCAAAAGGAGTAAAAGCTACTCCTGTAGAACTTACTCCAGCAAAAGCAATACTTGATGACGTAACAACAGTGGTTCCACCAGAAGTGGTGGCGGTTATAGAAATTGCCATTATCGAGTCACCTCTTGGGTAAGGTTAACCTCCCCCTGTAATAATCTAGTTACTGAACTATCTCCAGCGGTAAAAATTTCTAGATCATAAAAATATCTACCAGCAGCAACCGCTGTCGAAGTTGCGTTCGACAGCGTCATATTAATCTTGCCATTGGTAGGAGTTGGAATGCTACAAGTGAATGTAGCGGCGGCAGTGGGGCTAGTCCTAGCTGTTCTCATTTGAGCCCTTGCAGAATAGCTAGTTAAATCTTTGGCGGAGCCGTTCTCGGCCAGAGCAAACTCTACCGCAAAATCGGATCCTTGGTCAATGACCAGGTTGTATCGGGCTGCGCTCATATGATTTTCTCCATTACAGAATTATAGACAAGTTGGGGTATATTGTCAAGGATTATTTTTTTCATGGTTATGTATCAGTGTTTGATAAATTACCTAGATGTACACGTAGAGTTGTACCCTCAAATATTTTTAAAGAGTCATCAAGTAATAATAGCCTAGAAGTGGTTAGATTCCTTTCTCCAACTTGAAGTCTATCAGCTGTGACTGTACCTGTGTCTATGTTACCCCCATCGATTGTGGTAACATTCGCCCCTCCAATATGAGACTGCACAGCTGCAGGGTCTATAGGCGTTAAAGTATTAGATCCATCAGTTATAGTGGTACCGCTGCTGAAGGTAACAACACCTGTAAAGTTAGTGTGTTGAACAACACTACTAAAGTTAACGTTTATTGTACTACTTCCTGCTGAAGATTCTGTACCATAGTATTTTGCAGTATAATGAGTATTTGTAGAAGTAGGCACCTGAGGTCTTGGCTCATTTGTCCAAGTATTAACTCCAGTGCTTAACCCTGTAAGACCTCCTGATGCAAAACTATAGGTACCTGTACCTCCAAGGAGGGGCGCTCCGGAAGTAGTTTTTTCATAGTATATATAGCCTTGAACAGTTCTTAATCCATCGGGTCCTGTAGGGCCTGGAACAGTGGAGGAGGCGCCTGCATTTACTTTAGAAAAAGCTTGTACTACAGTAAACGAGGGGAAAGAAGTTCCATCCAATCTTTTTCCTATAACAGTAAAAGTAATATTACCTGTAGTAGCGGACATAGCTGTAATGTCTGCCAGGTCTACATAATAAGTAGGGTGTGTGCCTCCTTGGGTCGCCGCACCTGGTGTTACTCCAGTTCCTACAATACTACCCCCATTTGCAAATATACTAAAAGTTCCTGGGGTCGCACCACTTGCCGCATAGTTAAGGGCAATATTACCTTCAAATACCTTCAAGTCTGTACCGGAGCCTACAAAAGAACCTGATAGAGGGGTTCCTGAGCTGTCACACGCTACCGTGTGTGCAGGGTTGCTAAGCTGGTAGGATATTGCAGATTCTCCTACATACTTAACCCAAGTACCTGTAATACCTGCAGCACTAGTAGGTGCTGTGCCTACCCACTCATAGAATTGTACGAACTCTTGTCCAGCCTGCCTGACTAAGTTTTTATTAGTACCACTCGCATCATCAGCATATACAGGTAGTACACCTTCACTGTCTCCATCCTCTCCAATGTACTTAACAAATGTTAATGCATTAAGATTGCTTTGGCTGTATGCACCTATAGCGGGTTTAGTACCTGTATACTCATAGTAGTTTACATATGCAAAAGAACCTTGAGTGTAGCTTATCTGAGAGGGGGTAGGTGACTGTACACTAGCAAAAATAGCTGCTACACCTTTAGTAGTTCCATTTGCACCGTCATTAATAGTAAAGCTACTACCATCACTAAAGCTAACAGTAGTTACCCCCGCAACTGTACTAGACGTAGAGGTCAATGCGTCTGCATCTTTAATTCGAGTAAAAGACTGAGTTTTTGTAACTGTCGTGGTAGTGCCGTCTGCAAAAACTATATCAATAGTAAAAGGTCTAGTGCCTGTATCAGAAGTGAGTGCAGTGATGTCTCCAACTGTAAATGTCGTTCCTGAATGAGTTCCTGTAGGTCCAGTGACTCCTCCAGTTGTGGCTGCGTTAGTAACTCTAAAGGTACTAACTGCGTAGGGACTTGCATTATCAACAGCTAATTGGTTTGTGCCTTCGAATACCTGAATAGTAGTACCTGACCCTGCGAAACCTCCTCCGAGAATTGTACCAGTGCCGTCTGCTGGACAGGCGTGCACTTCATTACTTACTACAACGGTCAGGCCTCCAGGACCTTGACTACCAGACTGTAAGCCGGCAAGAGTCATAGTATCTGTAGCTATTACAGTTGTTGTAACAGTTGTATCATCGTTTGTTACTACTTCCTGTAATTGTACAGTTATAGCCTGAGAACTTGAAGCTGCAGGCTTGGCGAGACCAATAGTAGTTAGATTAACAGTAGTCTCTGTAGGGGGAGTAGTAGCTGAGATGGGACTAGTAGTGTGAGTAGCAGACCCGTCAGTGAAGGTATACTTATATTGTACATTTGCCCCAGTGCGCTGATTTTTTGGTGAAGCGGTAAGTTGTATAGCCTGGTTTGCAGGATCTTCTGCCCCTAGAGTGCTGTATGTAATGAAAGCATTATCTGCTCTTATACTTACAGTAGGAGAAGCGCCTTGTGCAAATACAAAATCAGTATCAGTTCCTGCGTATCTAATGGCGTTGTAAGGCCCAAACACTGTCTTAGTACGGCTCTTAGGAATCACTTCATAGCGAACCCAGTAATAGTATGTATCTTCTGTAAGAGGGATATCTATAAATTCGTTTGTCTTAGACGTGCCTACCATCTTTAAGCTAGCATCTTGAATATCATTAGCAGTAGTTCGCCATACTTGAACAGTATGTGTGTCTGGACTGAAATTAGTGGAATTTGTCCATTGTAGTATAACTCTGCCTTCAGTTACCTTATTAGAGTCTGCTTCAGGAGTTACTAAAGTTGTAGGTGCGGCAATGCTAAGAGTACCCGCACCTGAGTTCTCTCCTGCGGAATATTCAGGATTAGCTATTGAATCTATTAAATATGCTTCTGCGCTGTGCTCTTCTGCGGTTACTTGTACGAGACAGTTATCCGTAAAGTTCAAGTTACTAACTCTAAATTCTTTATTTACCCAACCCAGTCTAGAGTTATTAACTTTTATAAGACTACCGGCTGTAAGTAATAAACCTGCAGGGCCAATCTTAAAAGTTGCTTTTAGCCCTTTACGAGACTGCTCTAGGTACTGCTTGGCATTTATTCTCGCATTAAAATAGTTTGTAATATAAGGGGTCTTTATGTCTCCCTTCTTTGCTACGTTTCTATCCTGCTTTAAGTATGTAGAGTTGAAGAAGGCTACCGATCGACCCTCATATCTATTTTGAGGATCAGGGATGCTTACAGATACTCTGTTATAAGTACCTTTCTGCCCTGCATCCTCTAAGTTTATGGAACCGATAATGTCATCTTCATTAATAACCTGCGCGGTACCAAAAGAGTCTGTACCAGTTTTAACAGACAGATTATATTTACCGTTTGAATAGCGTAAAATACCGTTAAAATGTCCTAGCATTCCATTAATGTTTTCGAAAACAGACTTGGTAGTATTAACTACGGCATTTGTCTGGTGACGTGTAACATAGTCTTGAGACTGAGCATTCCATCCTAGATATCTCCAGTACTTAACATCGTCAGAATCATATAAACTATATCCATTTGCGTACGAGTTAGAAGCAGGCACATACTTTTTAACTATAGGGTTGCCATCAAAAGTAGTTCGCGTAGAAGCAACATCTATAGAAAGAGAAGAATCTCCCGTACCGCTTATCTTAGTAAGAGGTTGCACCGAGGAAGAAGGTACCAAAGTATTAGTAGGATCAGCTGCGACAACACCTGTAGTGGCTATTTCATAAATATTACTATTCCACCAGATATACTCTCCATCTTGGAACTCATACCAGTTGTTCCATTTACGGGCAATTTTACCTACTACGTCAGTAAACACACCTTCCTTATAACCTGTAGCGTTTCCTGCTGCATCAGTTACAACAGTTAGATCTTCCTTTAATGTTCCTTGAAATCTTCGCACACCTCCCGTGTCTACTAGATCATAAACTGCACCTGCTGTTGCGTTAGCAGAGGACGGAAATAACATAGTTACATCAGATCGTGTATCACATACGCGACCACTATTAGTAAATGAATCTAAGTATATATCTTTATCTAAATCTAAACCTCTTCCATACCTATTGTTGGTAATATAATCCAAAACTTGCATAGACGGGTTAGTAGATACTCTCAGGTCTCCTCTACTTATAATTTTGTAAGTATCTCCAAGTACGGGAATAGCTGTCTCTGTCCAAGGAGAATCGACTTTAGCAATCCTATCTGCACCAACATAGTCTATAATTTTTCTTTTCTGTACTGAGATTGTATTGTCTATAAATTTATGAGTAACTTCTATGTACTGACCATTGTAAGCATTGTCTACAGCGCTTGCTGAAGCCCCTAAAGCTATACAGTCTTTTATAGTTACCTCTGCTACAGCGACAGAGGCTGCATTAACTTGTGTAGAGCCTACAGACACCCACTTTGTTCCATCCCAGGTGGAGTACCAGTTACTACCAAGAATAGTCTGCTGCTCATATTGCTCATTTGTATCGAGAAGGTTTGCTGTACCCAAAGCTAGCATCTGAGATATAAGAGTTGCAGAATCAAAAGAGGATGTAGTGCCTGCATCTGGTGTGACATCAAGTCCTATACTTGTACCAGAAACTGTAGTAGTAGCCCCTGCAATAAGGGTCTCTGAAACACTCCCAGAATTTAATATATTATCATAAGTAGCTAGATAATAATTATTGGTCCCGTCTGTAATATAGAAAGCTGTAACGCTTCCTAAAGCAGGCGACTCCTTAAATCTAATTCTATACGCAGTATTATTCTCAGTATCTTGGTACGCTTCTATATCAGCAATACGAACAGTAGAGATAGTAGCCCCACTCACACTATTCTTTACTGTAACTAAATCTCCTGGATGAAAGTTAGAAAGTGCATCTGAGCTATAGTAACTATCTTGTAAATAAGAGAAGTCATAATTATAACACTCTAAAAGTTTGCCTTTTACGACAAACTCCATCTCAGGAATTGTTACTTCTCCTTCAGACACAGTAAACTCTGCTACAACATACGCTGTATCTAGAAGTTGGTGATTGGGTCCCCAGTAATCTCCAGTAGACGTAAAGTAGTCGGACTGTATCTTAAAATTATTTGCTGCTGCAATAGAGCTCAGAAGATCATCAGATAACTGCCATTCTTTACCTGTATGTAGTGTAAGTTTAGTATCTATAGGAGTACTGAAATGGGTTCCTTTTCCATGGGTAATACCACTACCTCCGGCAGTACCTATCTCTACACCTCCAGAAACTACAGCGAGAGGCGTAGCATTAGGCAGATTAATGCCCGATAAGTTCAATATAGAGTTAGCTGCATCCCATGCGGCTATGCCTCCATTACCAAAAGAGAAGCTAGCCCCTTCATATGAAACTGTATATGAACCATTTGAGGTAGCTTTTGGGGATAGAGTGTCTCCTCTATCCATACGACCCGAACAGAGTACTTCCGCAGGAGACCCAACAGGGCTTCTAGTGTCCTCATCATTCTTATCTATGCATATAGAGGATTGATCATCTAGGTATATATCAAAGATTCCGCCTATCTCTCCTTCACAAAGTGCATATGCAACATATATCTTACCTGAGTTATCTTTTAGCGTATCTGTAAATATAGGAAAACTATCAATTCTCTGTACACCATATACGACAGGAAGTCTCTTTGCATCCAGGTTAAAGCGTAAGTCGACTTCACGATCTACCTCCACTTCGTACTCTACGAGTCTTTTACCTCCAAAGAGACCTGCTAAACCTCCTCTCCTCTTCTCCTTATATCGGGTTTCCATAATTTGATAAGTTGAAATTATGTTTATAGCCGTTTCAGAATGTAAAAAGCCTAAGTCGTTTCCATACTCAGGTCGAATTACTGCTAATTTATCGGAGTTACCGCTGCCGTCTAAAGCTCTATGTTCCGCGTCGGAAGTTAATCTTCCGTTTACACGAACAAAATCCCCCCAGTGGCTAGTAAGCCCCCAGGATACCTTAGAAGTTTTAGTAGGGTCTTCAGTTAACTTTCCTGTTGCAATTATACCTTTAAAGAGTAGATAAGGTGCGCCAATAATAGCACCTGTGTCTACATCAATATGTGCCTTATAGATAAATACTTCTCTATTGATATAGCCCGCGTAAGAAGTAGCGTTAGTATCTGTTAAAATTCCATCTACTTCACCAGAGGCGTAAGTAAGTGTGCAGGATAGGTTTGAGGCAACAGTAAGCGTACCTTTTATTACTGTTACTGCAGCAGTTTTATTATCATTTGAAAAAGAATCCAAGCGTATGGTTGCAACTGGAGTACTTAATGTCAGAGTGTCTCCCTCGGAGAAACCTGCGTCTACAATACTCTCTAAGGCTGTGATAGTAGTAGCTGTAGTTGCTAGAGTAGTACTCATAGTAGTACTTAGGGCTATAGAAGATACCTCTAGGTTGATGTTACTTGCACGTGCCTGAGTAGTCTCAGATACTGTACCGACTTTAAGAAGTCTATTCGCAACATATGTTTGAGCACCGTTGAGATTCCCGTTAATATCAGAAGTACCATCATCCCAAGTAATATCAAAAGAGCCATCACTTATATACGCATAAGACTTTGCATCCTCATTAGAAGCACCTGTTTCGGTTTGAAGAGGTTTTTCAAATTTTACTAAGTGTGCATACGAAAATACATCTCCATTAATTAGAGACTGTTCAAGTGCTGTTCCTACTGGTCTATGTGCCATATTATAATGCTTCCTCAAGTTTTAGTGAAAAGGAGTATAGGTTACTCACATTCAAAGAATATTGTTGTACGTCTGATGCGAGTAGTACTCGAACCATGGGATTGTTAAACTCTAGCTCTGAGCTAGCAAGTGTGACAGCTTTGACTAGTGGGGGTGTGAATTGTATACGGACTTCATTAGCTCCAAGCGCAGCACCCGAGTTGTCTGAAGTAGTCTCAACACGGGTAACTCTATAGGTCTTATGGTGGTTAGAATCAGAGATGTTAAACAAGTCGCCAGGTAAGGGCGTTTTATTAGTTGCCACTGTATAACCCGACTTATCAAAAGTAAGGGTATTAGTACCTGCATTAGTATTTGATATAGGAGAAAACCCGTCTGTTGCAGCGACAAAAGTAGCGAAGTCTGTGTCTCGGGGTGCTTTGTTCTGGGGTAAAGATACTTTGAAAGGGGTTAGTCGCCCTCTCTGTAGTATAAAATTATAAACAGGCTCGAACTGCTCACGAGTCATAGGGTTATATTTAATATCTATAGACCAGTTTTGAGCGGCTACAGCTCTTGATATAACTCTCCCTGAATTTGTGCGATCTAACATAACGGGAGCCGTAGAAGAAAGAGATACGGAAGCGAAGCCTTCTCCACCTCCTCCGGATGCTATAGCCTTGCCTGAGTCTGTAATCAAATTATTCGGATCGGGTAGTATATCTGTATATGCCATTAGTATCTCCTAGCGCCTGCTGAAGAAGGGGTATACACAGAGGTATCGATTCCTTCCATAAAGTCTTGTCCATATGAATTTGCGGCTTCTCTCATCATGCCTATAATATTTCCTCGTTGTCTTACTAGTAGGTCTTCAACTCCGTCTGCATCAACTGCGTTGATTGAGAAGTTTACATTAGTGTTGCTACCCATGTTCTGTCCTGCAGGTATTATATCCCCTGCTACTTCCGGCATAAATACTTCAGGTCCTTGCTCCCCGACTACGAAACCACCTGCTGCACGATTTTTATATCCTGAGAATGCGGGAGTAGGTCGGAAGTTTTCTGGCCCGCCCATGCCTGAGTCTCCTCTAAGATAAGAAAGTTCTCCGCC